TTTGAGGAGATAGACCAAGCATCAGAAGTTGGTCAATTTACACAAGACGAACCAGCACAAGAAGATCAAGAAGTAGAGCAAGAGCAGATATAAAAAAGGCGACCATTTCTGATCGCCTTAAAGTTTTATTTAACTTGCTCTAGCTTCAGATATTCTTTTCCTAGAAAGTTTTTCTTCTTGTCTATACTCTTTCTTAAATTGTTTCACTAACTTTTCTAAAGTGAATTTACAATTTTGAGAGCCAAAATTTTTAATAATGTCCCTCTCATATCTGATAACACCTCTTTCACTACCATACTCGGTTATTCCACTTTTGATAAATCTAATTCTAAATTTATCAACATAACCACTCGGATAAGGTAGTACTTTAATAACTCTAGCGACTCGAAGTTTGGGGAAATCTCCAATACCATAACCAACTAGAACTACATCTCCTAATGTTATCATGTTTTTTTTATTTATCATTTTCTCTCCTTTTGTTATTTATTTACACAGTATATCATATTCACTTTTTTATTTTTTTAGGTTATAACCATTTTACTAACTAATAGACGATTGATTGTTTAGGGTGTTTCATAATAGGTGCGACACTAAAACACTTTTTGCGTTTTTAACGAATTTTTGATAAGACAAATTAAATGGCAGATATAGTAAAAGATGCAACACTTTATAGAATTAAGCAAATAGAACTTGCTGAAGCAGAATATTACAAATCATTAATAGCAACATTAGATAGAATAGAACGAGAAGTAGTATCTCTTGCAAGTAGATTACCTTTAACAGATGGTAAGTTAATAGAACTACAATCTGCTATTGCTATTAGACCAAGAATAAAATTTATTTTAGAAAGAGAATATCTTAAATGGTCAGATGATGTTGTAAGAGAGGGTTTTAATAAACAAGCTAAAAGAATTGAAAAAGCATTTAAGAGAATAGGTAATATACCAGTAGAGTTTCAAGAATTAACAAAAGGCGATCTAGCTTTAGTACAAAATCTCAAACAACAATATTTCACGCAGTTTAAAGATGTATCTAATACTTTTACAAGAAAATTATCAGAAAAGGTTTATCAGAATACATTAGTTGGAAGTGAGTTTGCAGTATTAGAAAAAGAATTAAGACAAACAATAAATGGCATATATGCTAGTTCAGATGACCCAGAAATTCAACGATTAGTTAATTACATAAACGATAATAAGTTTGATAAATCTAAACAAGCACAGGTTGATAAATCAATACAAACATTACAATCTAAATTTGCAAGAGATAGGGCTGGAGAGAATATGAAAAGATATGCTGGTCAGATATTAAACGACTCATTAAGAGATTTTGATGCAACTTTAAATTTTAATAAGTCACAAGATGCTGGTTTAACTTTTGTAAAATATTATGGAGATGTTATTCCAACTACTAGAGAGATTTGCAGAAATATGATTAGTGGTGTATATAACAAGAGGAAAAGTGGACTTTTCACAGTTGATGAAGTCAGAAAGCTGTGGGCAAGTAGAAGCTGGTCAGGTAAAAAATCTGGCGACCCTTTAGTTGTTCGTGGTGGTTATAATTGTCGTCATCAATGGTCTTATGTCAATCCTGATTGGTATGACAGCAAAGGCGAACTAATAATATAATAGGAGAAAACAATGTCCGAAGAAACAAAGGTAGTTGCACCTGAAACGCAACAAACTGAAACACCAAAAGAAGAAGTAAAAGTAGAAACACCTAAACAACAAACTTTTACACAAGAACAATTAGACAACATAATCAAATCAAGACTTGAAGCAGAACAAAGAAAATACGAAAAAAAACTTCAAGAAGAAGAAAAGCAAAAAGCTGAAATTCTAAAACAAAAACAATTAGAAGAAGCTAAAACAAAGCAAGACTTGGAAAAGATAATGCAAGAAAGATTATCTGAAAAAGAAAAAGAATTGCTTAACTATAAAAATCAAATCAAGAAAGAAAAAGTAGATAATTCAATACTATCTATCGCTAATAGAGAAAAATCTATTAACGCACAACAAGTAGTTTCTCTTTTAAAAGATGAAGTTAGATATACTGATGATGGTCGTATAGAAATAGTTGATAATAATTCTAATGTACGATATAACTCAAAAGGAGAACTTTTGACAATCGAAGATCGAGTAAAAGAGTTCCTAGATAGCAACCCACATTTCCGACAAGGGTCTTTGTCTGGTTCAGGAAGCCAGAGTGCTATTGGTGGCAAAACTGTTAAACCCTTTAACTTACAGGACTTGGACTTAACAAAACCAGAAGATCGTAAAGCCTATGCAGAATATAGGAAAAAACGAGATTCAGGGGCTGTTGAGATTAACTTAAACAAATAACTTTTATAGGTAATAAAAATGGCAAATGAAAGTACAAGTTCTACACTATCGGAACTATACACAGAGATAGTTGCAGAAGCACAATTTGTAGCTTCTGAAAAATCCATCATGAGAAATCTAGTTAAAAACTATGCGATCTCTGGTGGTGGTAAAGCAGTTGAAGTACCAGTTTATGCACAAGTAAGTGCAGCAGCTGTTGCTGAAGCAACTGACTTATCTAACACAGCGATTGACCCAAGTTCAGTGACTATTACTGCTTCTGAAGTTGGTGTTATGACTACTCTAACTGATTTAGCAAGAAACTCTGCACCAAGAAATGTTGCAGCAGATATTGGTAAATTATTTGGGGAAGCATTAGCTAGAAAACAAGATGCAGACTTAATTGCATTGTTCGATGGCTTTTCAACTACATTAGGAGATGGTACAGGTGCTATTTCTCCAGCTGTAATATTTAATGCTCTATCTACTTTAAGAGCAAATTCATTACCAGCTAGTGAGTGTGCAGTTGTATTACACCCTAAAATCGCTTACGATCTAAAATCTGGCTTAACTAACACTTTTGCTGGTCTTGACACAGAGAAATCTAACGAAGCATTAAGAGCTGGTTTTGTTGGAACTTTAGCTGGTATGCCAATATTTGAAACTTCAAATATGGCTAATACTGGTACTGCTGGAGACTACAAAGGTGGTGCTATGCACAAAGACGCATTAGCAATCGCTATGATGCAAGACGTTAAAATCGAAACTCAAAGAGATGCGAGTTTAAGAGCAGACGAAATCGTTGCTACATCAGTTTATGGTGTGGGCGAAATCCATGACTCTTATGGTGTTGAATTACACTACGATTCATCTATCCAATAATAGGATACTTTGTGAGGGGGAGAAATCCCCCTTACATCTAATATAGGAGAATAAAATGGTAAAATTAGTATTATCAAATGAAAAAATGATTACTCTTAAAAGAGGAAACAAAACAATCACTAGAAGTCAATTAGATTATGAAACTAACAAAGTGATGTATGATTTTAGAGGTTTTAAACCTGAACAAGATGTTGTAAAAGAAGTTAAAGAGGTTAAAGAAGAAAATATTATACCTTTAAAACCTAAAAAAAGAAAAACGAGGAAGAAAAAAAATGAACGAGTGGATTCTTAAACAAGCAAGAAAATGGAGTAAATGGATTTGGAGAAAAGCTATCAATAATCCAATGTATTCTATTCCTTTGATTTTAATAATTGCTTATTTAATTTGGAAGTAAGTTATGGCTAATTATACAGGTGCTGATGTAATAACTGCTAGTGATGTCACAAAGTATCAACCAGATGCTTTTGATTTTGGTATTGCTTCAACTGATACAGAAGCAGTTAATTTCTTTGCACAAACTACTAACGATATTTTTAGACAATTAAGAATAGAGTGGTGGCCTGTATATAAAACAAATATATTTACAGATATTACAGTTCTTAATACTGCTGAAATGGTTAATACAAAAGTTAATTTAGATCAGTTTGAACGTGCTGGTGTTTATTTATTTCTTGGAAGATTCTTTTTACCAGCATTAAGTAAATTTAGACCAGAAACAGAAAAAGACAGATTTGAAAGAATGGCAGAATATTACATGAGCCAATACAATATCGAATGGAGAATGATATTAGAAGATGGTGTAGAATATGATGTTGATTCTTCAGGAACTATTGTATCTAATGAGAGAGAGCCTTTACATGGATTTAGAAGATTGACTAGATAATGGCTGTTGATTTAAAGATTAAATCTAATTCAAAACAAGTATCTAAAAAATTTAAAAAATTTCAATCTGTATTACCTAGAATAATTGACAAAGGTGTTAAACAAGCTGGGTTTCAATTAATAGATATTATTAGAACTAAAACTAAAAAAGGTATTAATTTTAAAGATGGTGCATT